AAAACGTCGGGGTTGATGGCTTAAAATTTTATCAAGATACTTTGTTACAAAGGTTAGACGTAAAAAAGAAAAGGATTAAAGATTTGCTTTGCAATTACTCAACACCATTGACCGCGTTTATTCCAAGTGCCATCGGTTGCCCTGAGTCAACTTGCGACGAACATGAAGAAGAAATAACAGACATTTACAATACTTTAGGAATTGTGTTATGATAGAGAAACCAAAAAAAGAAAGACGTTTCCTTAAAACTTTAGGGATAATCGGTGAAATATTATTACAGGAGGTTTTATTAAAAGTGGGTAGTAATTTGGTTAAAAGGATTGGAGGCAAAAAAACATTGCCTTCGATTCTTTTTTTATTCCTATCAATTTGCCTTTATGGACAATACCCAGCAACGGGAAACAAACAAAGGTTAGGTTATCAGACCAGTGGCGACGGGCTGGTGTATCGGGGTAGGGCTTTAGACACAATGACAATAAAATCAAGCGGTTTAAATAACGCTTATTTTATCCTTGATACGGTTAATAATATTCTCTATAATTACATTAAAACAAAGGGCGGCTGGAAGTTTAGTAATGGAGACACGATAATTATAAATAACAATTTTACTCAGCCTGTCGACTCATTGTTTTTTAAAACAAGTGTTTCCCCAAACAACGTTGACACGGCAAAAATGCGCTGGGATGCAGAACTTGGAACGGTTGTTTTAGGAATGTACGACAAAGTGCCAAACGAATTAGGGTTTAAAAACTTTTGGCTTGTTAAAAATCAAACAGGCTCAACCATTACAAAAGGAAGCCTTGTTTATGCTAATGGAACGGTTGGCGCAAGTGGGAGAATAACAGTTGCAAAGTTTATCGCCAATGGCACAATTGATGCAAAGTATTTATTAGGAATAACGGCTCATGATTTAAGCAACGGTGAGGATGGTTACGTTATTTCATTTGGAAAAATAAGACAAGTCAACACCGATACCTTTGCGGCTGGCGCTATCCTTTACCCTTCGCCAACGGTGGCGGGTGTTTGGACTGACGTTGAGCCTGTTGCTCCTAACATTGATTTGCCTATCGGTTTTTGCATTAACTCTCATGTAAATAATGGCACGATTGCTATTCGTGTGGCATCGGGATATAGTTTAAATGAACTTCATGATTTGGCTATTTCTTCACCAGCTGAAAAATCAAGTTTATATTATTCTGGTGGATTATGGAGGGATACAACTGCCGCACTTTTAACAAGCGACACGGCTTCGATGTTAACGCCGTACTTTCGTGACGCTGATACAACATCGTTAAACCTTGTTTCCAGATTTGCAACAAAATTAAATATTTCCGACACCTCTTCTATGCTTACAAATTATTTGCAAACGGGTGTTGCGGGTTCGACGTATCTTACTCAATCGTCAGCAGCATCAACTTATTTGCCATTGGTAGGGGGAACAATTAGCGGAACAATAAATAGACAAGAGGGCAGCAATGATGGTTCGACATCTACTTTTTATTATAATATTTTAAATTATTTTGCAAGAAGAGACAATGTAAAAGGAAATCAAACGGCTCAAATTACATTTACAGATAGACCAGGAACATCTACATTTGAAAATAATGTAAGAACGTCAGACATATATTTAATGACCGCTAAAAATTATAATGGTTTATCATTAGGTCAATTCCTTGACACAACTTTATCTATTGTTGCAAATCAAGATGGAGGAAGAATAGGAATAAGTAAATTAAATCCAGCTTATAAACTTGACGTTAATGGCACATTTAATGCAAGTGGAAATAGTTTAATTGGTGGGACTCTTGGTGTAAGTAGCAATCTTAATGTAACAGGACAAAGTACATTGTTAAATAAAGTATTTGTAGGTAATTTTACGGACAATACTCCAACATCAGGAGATAATTACAATGTTAGACTTGAATCAAATGATGTTTCAAGTATTGGTTTTCATGATGCTGGAAATACAATAGCAAATATTAAATTTTCAGCTGCAACAGGATTTGTTATTGGTGCAAGTGATGGTACTTATGGTCCGCACTCAACCACAATGGCTGGCGCAACGACATTGTCTGGCGCACTTACCGTAAACAACGCCACGGTATTAAACGAAGGCTCAGGTGACTTTGATACAAGGATTGAAAGCGATGGAAACGCCAACATGGTTTTTGTTGATGCGTCAACCGACCGCGTTGGAATTGGCACGGGTTCACCTTCAAATACACTTGACGTAAATGGCACGCTTGGTGTTACGGGAATTGCTAATTTTACAAACCAAATGACTATAAGTGGTTCGGTTTCGGGGTCAAATAGGTTACTTGGAAAAAATACAAGTAATAACGGTGTTGGCGATATTACGATAGGAACAGGCTTGAGCCTTACAAGTAATAATTTAACGGCAAGCGGAACAGATACGACCTCACTTTCAGATAGAATAAATTTAAAGTACAATAGTTCTGGTGGAACAATTTCGGGAGCGGTTACCCTTTCTACAACCACGGCAACCCCTACGGCTTTACTTGGCAAAGATGGAAGTAATGTTGTTGGAGAGGTAACTGACATAAACCAAAGCGGTGTAATGAAAGTAGGTTCAACTACTCAAAATACATCTTCTGTTGGCATTATTAATGTTGCTCATGGTTTATCTTATACACCAACAAAAGTAATAGCAACAATAGCGCAACAAAGTAGTTACGTTATTGTATGCCACGGGATTACATCTACAAATTTGAATTTTACAATATACGATTCAACTGATGGTACTGCATTAAATAATGTTTCTGTTGGCTTTTTTTGGATAGCTTTTAAATAAAACAAAATGAAAAAAATATTAATCTTTTTATTCTTGATTCCTTCTTTTGCCATTGCTCAGGATACGGTTATCATTTCCAAAATCTTTGCAGATGATACTCTTTGGAGCGTAAAAAAAGTTTACGTTAATCAAGATGTTCAAGTAAAATTGTTTGAGGATTCTTCAGGCATTTATTATTACATTTTAAATGATTTTGTCGATGAGGCACGGAAGATGACAGATGCTTTTAACATTTACGAAAACCGTAACAAGTTTTTAAACGCCTTACATAAACTTGATAAAAGTATGGTTAACGGAAAAGTTGAAAGCGCTTTTAATTACCTTTCTAATTTATACGCCTCATTCTGGACAGGCAATTACAATGCCATTGCCAACGGAACAAAGGTACTTGCTAGGGCTGAGATATTTTTTAACAAGAACAATGAGTTAAGAATAAAGATAGGCGAAAGTATAAACAAGCCTTTCATTGCTATTGCCGACACTTATGGCATAATTGTAAATTACCCAAACACGGGCGACAGATTTGTGATTTACAAAACAACAGACAAGTCTTTTAAAGATTTGGATAATAAATTGATTCTTAGAAAGCAAAAGCAAACCAACCGATGAAGGCAATAATTTACAACATCTTCAAACTTGGTTATGACGGTATTGCGTATTCTATTTGTTGCGGAGTGATTTTCTCGTTTTTCCTACCCATCAAACATTTTTTGATTTTTACAATCTTCGTTGTTTTCGCAGACACAGTCACAGGAATCATGGCAGCAAAGAAAAGGAATGAGCCAATAACAAGCAAAGGGCTTTATCGGACTTCTCAAAAGGTGGTAACCTATTTCTGCGGTATCATGATTTTTCACGGGGCAAGTATTACTTTTGGACTGCCATCGCAAATCACCTATTCTGTCAGCTTTATCATTGCAGCCACGGAATTGTTTAGTATTTCGGAAAATATTAAATCCATTACTGGCACAAATATCGGTACAATTATTCTTAGATTTTTCAGACGTTAAAAACAAATAATATGCAGACTAATTTAAAAGAGGCTTTAAAGTCAGCCGACACAATCAAAAGTCCTTTAGGTGACGTGGCTTGCTACTCAATGAACTTTGCTGAGTTAGCAAGTGAAATCAATGTTCATCTTGAAGGCAATAAAGTAAAATTTACGTGGAGAGAATATGTCCAACTTGCTCAAATTATTTGGGACAAGATTAAAGAAACAAGCCGCGAATGTGCTGGAAAAGAGATAGAGGTAAAACTTCCTCCCAAATTATCGCTCGTAGCGGCAGGTTTTTCGCTAATCGGATTTAAATTATAGGCGCAGAAGAATCGCTACCTTATGCGGCTTCAGGGCGGTGCATTGATTTGCGTCGCCCTTAAAAATATAATATATGAAAGCAAATAAATTTTGTGTTTTTCTTGACGCGGGTCATGGTGGAGTTGACGAAAAAAAGAAATTACCCTATAATTACACAACCTACCCGTCTAAATGCTTCCAGCATAACAACTCAATGTTCCACGGTTACGGTTGGTTCTTTGAAGGTGTGTTTAACAGGGAAGTTGCGGCAAAGATTGAGCAGTATTTAAAGGACTGGGGAATGTCGGTTATCAATGTGTATGACCCTGTGATTGATGTTAGCCTTACCAAGCGTGTAGCAAAGGCAAACATGAACGCCCAGAACTATGAGGCTTCGTTGTTCCTGAGTATCCACGGCAACGCGGCAACGCCAACGGCAAGGGGCTTTGAAGTGTTCACATCTAAGGGACAAACGAAGTCGGATATTTACGCCACCTTCCTTTTTGATGAAGTCAAAGAAGCTTTTCCGAAATGGGTTTATAGAATGGATACGATTGACAATGACCCAGACAAGGAGGCTAATTTCTTTGTACTGAGCCAAACAAGTATGCCAGCCGTTCTGTCTGAAAACGGGTTCTTTACCAATTACAAAGACGCGTTGATGATGTTTGACCCAGTCTTTCAGAATACATTGGCGCTTTGTCATGCTCGTGCGGTGGTTGATTATGCAAAGACTCAAGGGGTTACGTTTTAAAATGGAAAGGGTTGACGCAACTGCCAACCCCGATTTCACCACAAATAAACTATGAACAAACGTAATCGATTTCTTAATTTATAATTTGATTTATAATCTTCAATGATAAATTTGTAACCGCGTCACCGTCGGTGCTTTTATACATACGATAAGCTATTGTAAGCATTCGACCTTTGTCCATTGCCATCATTGGCGGGTTTAAGTCTGGAAGCAAAGGCTCAAGGTAAAACTTTAATAATGCTATTTTACTATTTAACCCATCTGAATATCTAATCGGTTTCGGATAATTTTTAGCAATCATTTCAATTTCTTTCCATGTGCTTATCTCTATGCCGTCGATTAATTCATTATTTTTTTTCATGTTTTTGGTAATTTTTAGCCTGTAAAGCAAGGGTAAAACAATCGATTTCGTCCTGACTTATTTTGGCTGGTTTAAAATTTGGTTCAAACTTGTAACCTTCGCTTTGGAAGATTTTCATAAATATTTCCTTTCCCCACTTCTTCCCCTTTTGCTCAGGGCTTATGTTGTAACCCTCGTAACCATTTTCCT